TAATCGTTCATATTCAGCATTGCTATGGTGTCGCTGGGGTCTTGTCCGTTAGCAATTTGCTGTTCTGCGCGTTGAGTCAAAAACCTATCTTGACTGGCCCTATCAGGCTGGCGCTTCAATGCCAACGATAACCGTCCGTCTGCCAATCCTCTCTGTCTCGTCGCTTCAAGTTCACGCTTATCACCGCGCTCAATAATGTCAGCAACGTCCTTCATAACCTTAGGCCCGCCAATCTGCCCTATCCTCAATAGAGTACGGGTCTGGGAATTGGGGTTAGGGTCACTTAGATTGAATACAGGATTAAGCGGGGAAGTCTGTGCACCATTCGGAGCATTAGGATTGATTGGCTGGCCACCAGATAGGAGCTTATCAAATAACCCCGATATCTCCTGCTGCTTAGCCTGTTGTGCTTCGCGCTGTCGGCCTTCAGTAATCCCCTGAAACAGGGCATTCAATCCCTGTGAGAAGTCAGGCACCAACGAGGCACCGTTAATATTTGATAAAGTTGGCAATTAATGCGCTCCCTCTAAACCGTCAAGCAATCCAGCGTAGTCTACCATATTCCATCCACCAAACTCATGAACGTGCTCAGGAAAATGCCGTTCGACCTGGCTCGCCAATACTCCAGTAGTGGGGCTGTCTTGAATGATTGTGTCCTCAGTGAACTCGCGCCAATCCCATGTGACTAAATCAAGTGGGCCTACTTGCCCGATAACTTGGATGTTAGTCTTTAGGCGGTCATCAGAGAAAAAGAAAGTGCCCAAGCTTATTGCTGTATTCACCAGATTGCTAGCGCTTTGGCTATCAGCCTGTGCGTCAGCCAAAGCCCCAGAGCTAGCAGCCTGGCCGCTACTCTGATATAACCCGCCGACGGTTTGCCCAAAAGAACTCCCCAGTTGGCCAAGGTCTGTAATAGCAGTCTGCCCGCTGCTGGCTAGGTTCTGGTTTCGACCGCTCAACAGGTTAGACAGCATCAATCCAATATCGGTTGGAATCCTGCCCGCCTCCTGTAGTGCGGTTCCTGAGCGAGTTAAGCCCCCAGCACTTAAAGCGCCTTCCGCTGCCCGAGTACGCTCATCAAACAACGAACTAAAAACGTCACTATCGAATATTTGGGCCAACTGCTCATTCAACCCACCAACAGTAGACCCAGCGACCAGATTGCCGAGCGCGTCCGTGCCTGCCTGGATGAATGGATTCAGTCTGCCGGTGGTCTGATCTAAAAGTAGCTTGTTATAATCGATACCCTGTTGATTAAAGCCCTGCTGCTGCGCCGCAGCGTTTGCGCCTGCATCACTACTGCCGCCTAATCCAAAGCTGTCCAAAACTGAGTCAAATATGCCCATCTTAATTCCTTAACTAATGATACTTCCGTCTGGCCTGCGCCAGTTGGTTAAATCTGAATACGCGGGGGTCGTGCCACCCAGTTCATCTGTCACCTGTATCCACCCGTAACCATCTGCAGCATCGGGTAAATTTGCTTTCTGAAAGCCCGCCATTGGCGCAACGGTAAATGTCCGACTAGCAGCCTGCTCTAAGTCATCAAAAAAGGTCTGTAGCGTATCCTCAGCCTGACCATTGACTATAATACTAGAGCCCTGCTTAGGCTTGGCTACAACGCTCATCGGAGATTCACGATAATCTTGTCAGCCGAAAACTCTACATCCTCGGCAGTGTAGATTCTCACCGCGGCAAACCCATCATAAGCACCTAGCCCCCCAGGAGGATTCCATATTAGCTTCTGCGTGTACTGCCCAATGTCTCCAAGGTTACGAAACACAGGAGGCCCATAGGTCACACCATCGCGAGACATATACAAAGCCACTGAACCGTCATCACTGTTGAATCCTTGAGATATTCCCAGTTCGATAGACTGAATTCTGAAAAAGTCGCTTTCGCCCTCGTTTACAGTGAATTCAATCAATCTTGTAGTAGGATTGCCGTAGTCCTTATTAATCTTAGTAAGCTTGCCAACACTGGATCTAAACGCTGTGAAGTATTCGCCCTCAAACTGAGTGATATACCCACCGCCCCACGGTCTAGGCATGCCATCTAAGACAGTCTCCAAAGGAAACCAGTTACCTCCCAGGAAGCCCCAGGAGTCACGGCGAAGGGTTAGAGTAGCAATGTCATAACCGCGCCATTTAAATCTGCTAGCCACGGTCTTAGATAGCTCTAGGGGCGTATACGTGGATAAAATCTTGTCTATTCGTGAGTTGGATATCTTAGGGGCTTGACCTTGCGTGATGAGGTATACCCCAGCGTCTTGATCCTTTTCCCTACCAATAAATAAGTAACTATTATTGTATTCCAGTAACCCGCCTATAAACCCGACATCGATGCGAGAGTTCGGCACTGCCGCAAACCATACCGGTCCAACGCCTGAGTTCCTGAAAGGCTGGAATGAATCTGTACCGCCTATCATTAATGTGGTGGACAGGTTAAAGCATGAATTATTCTTATCAGGCAATTGTTCGGCATCAATGAACGCTAAAGCCTGAATCGATCCGGCGTCGCCTACATCTGAGACTTGCGCGGGGTCGCCATCGGACGGCACATAAACAAATCTATTATCTATATGGGTAACACAGATATACGGCACAAAATTAGGATTGGCCGAGGTATCAACTAAGACATCTAGTTTATCCAAGGTGTAACTCTTGCCGCCCTGGGCTACGATAGCAACTTCATTAAATCCTACAGCGGAAACAATAGGGGATTCCCCTCCTATGGCTCCAATATCAGTCCCGAGTCCTGTTACTTTATCAATCTTAACTAAGAGCTCAGATTGAACTTGGTATAAAAAGCCATTCCAGACGAACTGGCCTCTGGCCATTCTTCTAGTATCGGTGAGTTCATGGATTCCGGGGCGTGTTAAGACCTGGCCTTTGCCGTTATTGAAGCAGTTCTGAAGATTCTGCTGGGTTTGAGGTAAATCCTCTTCACCTACAAATCCTAGCGGGAAATCAATTCGTGCCAATTTTAAAGTCCTTGCCTGCGAAGTTATCCCATCCTATGTATTCATCTCTACGGTTTCCAGCGCCTAGCGGCATGGTCGACGAGACTGTCTTTTGTGGGACGGTGATGATTTGATAGAACTTCTTAGCGTGCGCCATTCCTTTAGCGGCTGACATTCTCAATTCTGCAGAGACTACGGCCTTGGCGTTATCGAATAAGGGTGCGGCGGATATTGCTAGGTTCTCAACAACTGCATTGCGGATATCCATAGGCTCGCTTAACTCATTGCCTGGAACCTCAAGCGGAACCATGCCGGTCTTAATGCCAAGGGACTCCCAGGATTGAACCATTGAGTTTAGCTTTCGCATCACATCGGTGATGGATTCAGGCGCAGCCGGTGACGCCACACTGTACGCCCCAATCTCTTTCAGAGCGTCCTGAATAATTTCAGTTCCAGACGACATTAATCAGCCGCCTCTTTGGTATTCTTGGGCTTCTTAGGCTTGTCCTTAACCTCTTTATACCCTAGCGATGTTAAGTAATCTCTTGTAGCTTTGTTGTCGGTCACTTCCATGACCTGGCCGTTTGGCTTTTCCCACTTCATATTAATCTCCTAAGTAAAAAGCCCCCTCCGAAAAGGGGGCGTGAGAGTTACACTAGCCCTTATTGCCCAAAACCTTGACCCGCAAAGAACGGATTCATTGTTCCAAATGCAGGATGTAAATCGATACGAACGGTCTGCTTATTAGCGTCGCCGTCTGAATATTTCGATACCCGCAGTTGCAAACCATCCATAGTAGTGGCCAGAGTATCTGTCGAATGAAGTTTCTTCATAGGAACAGACGCAATGGTAAAAGCGTCAGGATGCCAGAACAGATTAGGCATGTACGTAGCCTGGCGTCCGCCTAAGATTGACACAACATCACCAGCAGCAATCGCTGAGTCGGTGGTGTTGTATGCTCCACCATCTTCCCAAATTGCAGGGCCGGTGATAACAATCGTGCCAGCGCCAGCGGTTAGCACTGCGTCAGCCGAGAGAGTCCCGGTAAACCGTACGTTACCGCCTGTATCGTCAACGATTAGCGCACGAGTTGACAAGTTCACTCGATTACGTCCAGTAATTTCAATCACTGTACCCGCCACGAGTGTTCCACTGAACGCGCCAAAGCCATCAACATTAATCGATTGTGTCATTGTGTCCTTAGCCGTTACATAACTAACATCAGGAGTGCCGTTGATAGTCCCTACAAAGTCATTCACCGCGGGGGTAGCGTAAGTCGGTAAGGTAGTCGCCGTCTTAACGTCAAAGCCTGCAAAGTT